CCAGTAGGTCCACCAGAAGGACCAGTTGGTCCAGTAGCACCAGCAGGACCAGTAGGACCAGTTACACCAGCAGCACCAGTTGGACCAGTAGGTCCACCAGAAGGACCAGTTGGTCCAGTAGCACCAGCAGGACCAGTAGGACCAGTTACACCTGCATGAGTATGGGTAGTTACTCTAGTGTCTAAGTCAATTAAAGCAGCATTAAGTGGAGTATCCCAGTTGTTATCTCCACGCTGCGGAAGATTAAGAGGCAAGGTTTACTCTTCTTCTAATTTAGCAGTGAGTTTTGCAAGTGCATCACTCATAGAACTTAGTTCACGAGCACCTCGCCAAGATTGAGACTCAGCAATATCGTTTTCTAAAACGGCTTTTTGTGCTTCTAAAACTGCACGCTCTTCGCTAGTAACCATATTTTCCTTCTCCATATCCATTAAATCCGTAATACAACTCTTCGTAAGGTATCATTTCTCGCTGACCTTTTAGTGCCAAATACTGGAATTGAGGGTCATTTACCAACTCTTCTGAGTTAACTTCAGTTAAGTCAATAGTTACAACAGCCCAGTTATATCCAAAATGTCCTCTAGGGTTAATTCTAGAAGGAGTAAACACATTACCGCGATAAACAACGCGGTCTTTCAAATGCGATGATGGGTCTGTCAACATTCCAGGCAAAAGTTTTTCAACATCTCCAACGTTTAGAACTAAACGTAAAGTATCGATAACGTAGAAACCGCGTTCATTCATATCGTTGCTACCACGAATAATTTGAGCAGTAATAGCAGGAAGACTGAAGGGAGGAATCCAACGTCGACCTCCGACATTACCTGTTCCCACATAACCTGAGTTTGAGACATCATAAAGAGGGTCTCTTACAGTGTCTACGTTTTCTTCGTACCATTGGTCATTCCAACGGAACCAGTCAACTTCAACACCAACAGGATGTTGTAAATCTTCTTTGATGCTCTCATACATCCGCTTTTGTTCATACTCAAGGTCAAAACGACCCTGTAATCTACTTCCCCGCATGAACTCTCCTAAGCAGAATAGAACTCTAAATTACGCTTTAGACGTTCGTCATTAGGCTCTATGTTAAGTGCTTCTTGTCCAAATGTCAGGGCATCCTCTTTAAAACCTAAGTGATACGAGGAAATTGCTGCCATATCGTATGGTGTGTATCCCCATGCTTTAGGGTCTGTTAGATATTCAAGAGGGCGTTCTTTTATATCCAAGGCTTTTTTTGCCATGCGAAGGCAAGAGTGCCAATCACTGATTCCATAGTAATACTCAGATAACTCTACTAATGCTTCTCTAGATTCAGGGTATTCTTGATGCGCTTTTAATAACCATGATTCTTTTTCTGCACCTTCAGAACACCGAGCAATGTATCGCATTGAAGCAGCACGTTCTGGTTTCCATGTTGCTGTAGGTAACGCAAGATGTCGTTGTAACTCTGCTTTTGCTTTATCGCACATTCCATTGAAGTAATACTCTCTACCTAAGTAGTGAGCGTTCCTGTCATCATTAGGGCTTTCAGCAACAGCCATTTCTAATAATGGGAAGTATTGACTTCTTGATTTAGTGTTATCTGGGAAATGATGAATCTGTAAACCAGTCCACGCTTGAGTTTCTTCCATCCCATAATTTCTCATCACTTCGTGAACAGGATGTGTCCATCTATAACCTTTACGTGAATGAATCTTATCTCCACTGTAAGTTAAACCCTCTGACCCATCAGCGTTCCATGACCAAGTGTACTTATAACGAGGACGAGTAATTCCTTCAGGAACTTTCTCTAACTCTTCACGCCATCCCGCCACAAAAACTTCATCCATATCTAGTGCAATGCAGTAATCCATGTCGCGAGGGATTGCAGCAACTGCTGCATTTCGTGCATCGTCAAATCTCCAAGGAACAATAGCAATCTCAACAACGTTAATTCCTAGTGCTCTGGCTTTTTCAATAGTCTTATCTGTTGAACCAGTATCTGCAATAAGTAAAAAGTCTGCTTCTTTAGCAGCGTTATACCAACGCTCTACAAACTGCTCTTCATTTAATGCAATTGCATAAACGGCAACTTTTAATTTTTTTGTATCCATACTTGGAGTCCTTTCTCTAACAACGTAAACTCATGAGAAGGTATACAAGAAAGAATTGCATCAATTGCTGGTTTAGGGTCATAGAATGGTTCTTTTCCTAAAGACCACATATAGTCGTCAAACGCCAAAATACCTTTAGGTTTTAAACATAGGAGTGCGTTCATACTATCTTTGAGCACTGACAATGCTTTGTGGTCTCCGTCAATGTAGATAAAATCAAAAGAAGATATGTTCTTCTTAAAGAACTCATCGCTAGTCATTTTGCGCTTATAAAGACGGTCCTCGTTTTGATACCACAGAGTTCTTAAATCATAGGTTTCTTCAACGCTATGCCAATTCATCTCAGCATGGTCTGGCTCTTCAGAGCCTTCCCAGGTATCTACGTCAGTAAGGTTTGACTCTTCATGGGTTAATACGTTATTAAATAACCACTCAGTAGCATCTCCTGTGTAAGCACCAACCTGTAAACAAGTTAAAGGCATGCCTTTATAAGGGGAAAGAAACTTTTCAAAGTTTGCTTCGGCTCCGCCTGCTTTAAACCAATTTGGGTAGTCCGTCATTTATGCTCCAGTTGTAGTTACTTATCCGACTATATTAATTTGTCCTTGCATTGCAGAGTGGAACTGGCAAATATAATACAGGGTATTTGGAGCACCAGCAGGAACGGTAAAGGTAATACCACCTACGTCATCTCCATTATTTGTTACGCCTGTATTGTATTGGTCTGTAGTTCCTGTAGTTGCAGCAGTTTTAATCCAGAATGGATGACCTGACGCATTGACTGTAAAGAAATAGGTTTGATTTCTTACTAACGTTAGTGTTGGATTTGCAAATCCAGCAATGGTGTAAGAACCAGTACCAGCATTTGTTACTTGGTAATTTTCAATAATAGAAAGACCTGTAGGACCTGTTGCTCCTGTTGGGCCAGTAGGACCAGTTACAGTTGAGTTAGCACCAGTTGGACCCGTCGCTCCTGTTGCACCAGTTGGACCAGTTGCTCCAGTGGCTCCTGTAGGACCAGTTGCACCAGTTGCTCCTGTAGGACCCGTCGCTCCAGTAGGACCACCAGAAGGACCAGTAGGACCTGTGGCTCCTGTTGGGCCAGTTACAGTTGAGGCAGCACCAGTCGCACCAGTTGCTCCTGCAGGACCTGTGGCTCCTGTAGGACCTGTTGCTCCTGTTGGTCCCAAGTTTCCAATAGGTCCTTGAAGACCTTGAATACCCGCAGGACCTGTAGGACCTGTTGCACCAGTTGCTCCTGTAGGACCAGTAGGACCACCAGAAGGACCAGTTGGACCTGTGGCTCCAGTTGGACCAGTAGGTCCACCTTCAGGACCAGTAGGTCCCATTGGACCTGTTGGGCCAGTTACAGTTGAGGCTGCTCCAGTTGGACCTGTGGCTCCAGTTGGACCTGTGGCTCCAGTTGGACCAGTTGGTCCACCAGAAGGACCTGTAGGTCCAGTTGGACCAGTTGGTCCACCAGCAGGACCAGTAGGTCCTGTTGGACCTGTAGCACCAGTAGCACCGTCTACTCCTGAACTGCCAGCAGAACCAGTCGGTCCTGTAGGACCTGCGGTAATAGAATCAACCCAAATAGTGCCGTTCCAAAATGAAACAGCATTATTTGTAGACTTAATCCAAATATCTCCAATAGAAGGAGTATCTGGGGCAGTTGCTTTATAAGAAACATAGGTAGACGCTGTTGTGTCATAAACACCTGTTACCATAAATGAAAGATTTGGTGTGTCAGAGTTTACCCAAATAACGTCATTGTTATTGACTGCAAATCTAAAGGTCTCAAAAGACTGTCCTTGAGTAATAGTTAGATTTTTAACAATAGTTGCAGTAGTGCTTGTGGTAATTAAACCGCCGTTTATAGCGTGATAAATAGATGCTTTACTATCTATAACACCTTTATTGGCAATAATAATGGATACAACGTAGGAACCATCAGCACTATAAAGTAAGGTGTCTGTATTTGCAGAAGGATTTGCTAGTGCAAGTCTTTTAACAGCCATTTCTTAATCAACCCACCTAACTGTTTTCCAACCGCTTGTTGTCTTCACTTCTAGTGCTCCTTCATTATTATTTAAATCTGTGTTAAACCGAATATAACCAACTTCTGTAGTGTTATCGCGTTGAGCAGTTGTACCCTTATCTACATAAAGAACATTTGCGTTACCGCGAATTGTTTTATTTCTGAATGTTTGGTAAGCATCCCCTGGTCCTACATCTTCCGATTGTAGCAAACCATAGACAGAAAATGATGCGTCGTCAGTTGTTGCTGAGACATACAAAGCGTCATTTGCGTTTAATGCAAACCGAAATGTTTCAAAAGACTGTCCTGGTCCAACAATTAAGTTAGAACAAACGTAAGCATACTGAGAAGTTGTACTAGCACCTTGTGGCACAACCCAAACATTTGCTTTCATCACGGGAGAAGCATTAAGAGACTTGTTAGCAATAATTACGGAAACAAGGTGGGAGTTAGCCACTGTTGACGCAATAGTCGCCACGTTTGCAGAAGGGTTAGCAACCCCCAGCCTGATAATTGCCATTTGTGCTCCTTTTTAGGCTTGTGCTTCTCGCCATGATAATTTAGCAGAAGTCAGAGTAGTGTTACCTGTTAGACGAGCCACAGCAATCGTTAGAATGTCTGGACCATCTGGATACACAGAGTCTCCTCCTAGAATAGAGTTTGAAAGTTCAAACAACTCACTAATGTCAACAGTGGTTGATGCTTCAGCACCTGAAGAACCACCTTGTGCACGGAAGTTATACACCTGAACACCACCAGAGATAGTGTCGTTTGATGTATGTTGAATTGTCTGAGTTAGAGAAGGCTGTGGCACTCCTTGGAAGTTCAAGTTGTTCAAACGTCCATTGAGTAGCAACTTCACGTCTACCAACTGAGTTGTTTGGATACCGATTTCACTCATAGTCAACTGCATACGGTTGATAACGTCACGGTCACCCAACTTACCTGTCAAACCTTCAGATACTGAAGGAGAAAGGCGAATTGATAGAAGTGGCTGGTAGTTAACACCAGAGGTGTTATTTGCAGCACCTAGTGGATAGATAAAGAATGTGTACTGAGTATTACCTGTAGTAGTAATATCAATAGGGTTTGTACCTAGCACAATATTTGGTGAAGTACCAGAAGTTGCAATTGCATCTGCCTGAGTATTGTGGAAGGTTATATTGTCAGCATCTTGACGGCAGATATAGTATGTCCGTTGATTCTGTAGGTTACTGAATGGGTGTGCTACGTTATTAACAGTTCCTGGGTTCTGATTTACAACACCAGCAATACCTGCTGATGTAAAGCCCTGGAACGTTACAGCATCTCCGCTAGAGAAACCGTGTGTTGGGATGTTAATTCGGTTAGTTGTTGTGTTGATAGCCTTTGAACCAAAGGACTTGGCTGTAGTACCAAGAATCTGTAGTGTCTGGCTAGTTCCTGTAAAGAGGTATGCCTTGTCATCATCAAAGCGACCATCCATGATAACCGAAGTACCCCAGTGGAATAGGTAAGGGATATAAGTTGGGTTAGAGAGAGTGGTTACTTCATAACGGGCAGGCAAGTTACCTGAACGTAGGTATGACTCATACAACTCGTTGTTGTGCTTAAACTCGTGGACATAACGTACTTGTCCATCCTTTGTCTTAAATCCAAAACGAATCTTTCCAGCACCGTACCAAGAGTAGTCAATGTAAGCCATTTGAATTCTAGATAGGTCAAGAACGTATCCTGTAGGACCTGTTCCATCGCAAACGTCGATATTCCATTGGTCTTGTGGGACTCGTGTATCAATGGTCTTAGTAATGATGATACCTGCCTTTGAAGGCTGGAATGAGTGCAGAGTTCCGCTACCTGTGTCAGCAATTGCTACTGTAGATACAGAGTTTGGTGTACCCATTAACTTAAAGTTGTTGTTATCTACAACTTTTACATAGTAGGTACGTCCATTGATAAGACCTCCAATTGGAACTCCATCAATTGAGTCATAAGAGACCGCTAGGTTCTCAACAAAGCCGTGACCTAGAATTGTAAATGTGTCTGTTGAAGCATTTACAACTGTTTGAGGGTTAAACTCTTTGAGAGAACCTGAAGCACCCTTGTACTCAGGCTTAATTGTAATTTGAGTATCACTTGTAACTGCAGCAACCTTGTAGGTTTGACCACGCATAACAATGTACTCACCTACAGAAAGTTGAGATGTGAATGATGTGCCAGTTCCAAAGACTAACTCAGAACCTTGCTGTGCTGCAGCAGTTCCAGCAATTTGCTGGGTAGAAGAACGACGTACTGCGTAAATCTTTTGACCATCAAACTCAAAGAACATACCGTTCTGGAAGTCAAACATACCTGAACGAACCGCACCGTTTTGCCAAGCATTTACATAAAGATGTGGGAATCCGTATGCTTTTTCTTGACCCGCAGGAATTGCTGCAGGAGAGATAAAGGTGAAATTGTACGGGTCTAGAACAGAAATTTGGAAAAGTCCGTTATAAACAGTGCTCTGTGTTCCATCTGGCTTTAGAGCATCCTTAATCGCAACTGTTAGACCATTTAACAAACCATGTGGACGACGAGTCTTACCTTGAATAGTTGTTGCACTAATCTTTGTAAGTGTCTCAAGGTCAATTGATGGCTTGAAGTTAATAGCAAAGGATACCTGAATACCCTTACCTGACTGGTAACGGAAGTACTTACGAGTCTGACGAACAATCTGAGAGAAGGATGTTCCGACACCTGTTGACATTTCAACACCACCATCGAATGGACGGTGTAGAGAGTATCCTTCAGGACGAACATAGATAAAGGTTGGGTATGAATACGCAACACCTGAATATGCCTCACTATATGGTCTATCAATTGTAATCTGAGTGTCAGAACCAATAGCAGTAATTGTTCTAATAATTGGAGTTCTTGGAACTACGTTAATTAGATTATGAGCACTACCAGTTCCTTGGTTAGTAAAGTCAACCTGGTTTGTGTTGTTATTTGCATCAGTTAGTGTGTTGTGCAATGTAAGGGTTGATGAATCAATACGACGAACATAGTAGTTATAGGTTGTAACAAGACCAGTTGGTGCAACACCACCCGCTCCTGCTGTGTATGTAACAACGTCACCAGTCAAATAACCATGGTTTGAAATTGTAATAACGTTAGTTGACGCATTAAAAGCAGAACTTGCAAAAGTGTTGCTCTTATTTGTATTGGCTGGGAAGACTCTAAACTTATCTCCCACCTTTAAAATTTTAGCAAAAGCGGTTCCAGAACCTGCTACCAATACAGAGCCTGCTTCAGTTGTAACTGTACCTGCACCAACAATCTGTCCGTTAATCTGGGCAGAAGTGAAGTGGTGACCATTTCCAGAACCAAAGTCAGAAATTATGACAGGTGTACCAGAAATAGCGTTATCTGCAGAAGAAGCAAGTTTGATGTAGTCCTTGTTTACGTTAATTACGTAATAATCTGTTCCAGAAGACAAGCCACCAATTGATGAGCCTCCACCTGAACTGTAAGTAACCTTAGTTCCAGTAATAAATCCATGTCCTAAGATTTTAAATACGTTCTGTTGTGTGTCAACTGTAGAACGTGGAACAAACTCTTTAACAATAAGAGGAACAAGACCATTCGCCTTAACAGAGAACGTTGTGGTACTTGGAACCGAATCTACTGTGTAGATACCGTCTGGTGTACGGATAAGTGAGTAAAGTCTATGCTTTCCAACACCTACACCTGTTAGGTTAATTGCTGTTCCATTAATAGCATTGTCATAAGTTGTTGCCAACTTAATTTCATCACCATTTGGTGCAATTACATAGTAAGGAGAACCAGAAACAAGTCCTGTTAGTGGTGCTTGTCCTGCTGTATCGTAAGATACAAGTTCACCTGTAGTAAATCCGTGGTTTGGAATTGTAATCGTTTCAGTAGTCAAATCCACTGAGTTAACAGTAAGGGTGTGAGTTCCTGTACCTAATCCAGTTAGGTTAACAATTGCTGCTCCTGTTTTAACAGTAGACAACTTAATAATGTTTGCATCTACTCTAAATACGAAGTAAGAAGAACCATTTGTAAGTCCGCCAATTGCTGTTCCAGCACCACTTGAGTATACAACTCTTTGACCTGTTGATAGGTCATGCTGTGGGATGTAAAGGCTATCTTCTTCTACGTTAACTGTAACGAAGATAAAGGAGTGACCAGTGCCTGTTCCAGCAGATGTTAAATCTAAATCTGGACCATTCAAAGATTGACTTAGAATAATGCGGTTTGCATCAACTACTGTCTTTACATAGTAGGTCGCACCATCAACGAGTGGAGCAATAGCAGTTCCACCATTAACAGCATACTTAACAGGCTGATTAGCCAAGAAACCGTGGTTATTAATAGTAATTGTATTTGTTGCTGTGTTAACAATAATCTTGTCAAAACGCTCAATAGTTCCAAAACCAGGGCTTGTTACATCAACATCAGTAAATCCTGGAGATGGTGTTGTGCTTAATTTGTAAGAATAGTTATCAATCTTATTTACATAATAGGTTGATGTGTTTGCAGTAATACCGCCAGGAGTAGTTCCATTGGTTACAAACTTAACTGCTTCTCCATTACTAAGACCATGCAAAGATGGTGAATAGAAGGTGTTGCTTGTTAAATCTACCTGTAGAGGAACCAAAGCATGGTACTTACTTCCACCAGGAGTAAGAGTAATTGTGTTAGTTCCGTCGTTTGCATCAACTGCTGTTGGGTGCAAAGTAATTGTTGCAGCAGCAGCAGCAACTAGTGTTACTGTTACTTGACCATCAGCATCTGCATTCCAAGAGTTAAGGTTTGTAATTGTTTCTGTTCCCCAAGAAGTTGAACCGTTAAAACTACCGTTTGATGTTGCAACGTTTGTTGCTGTAGTTACGATGAATGAACCACCGCCACCACCAGCAACACGTGCAGCATTAGAGCGAGCACCAGCACCACCAGAGTAGCCACCGCCACCACCAGATTGACCAGTTGTGTCTCCATCAGCAGATGCACCGCCACCAAAACCACCAAGACCACCAACAGTTCCTCCACCAGAGGTTGTTAAACCTGTAGCAAAAGAACCACCGCCCTTAATACCTGTGGCTGCATTAGAACCGTCAGTAGAGAAACCACCGCCACCACCAGAGTTACCTCCAGTTGCAAGTGCACCGTTACCGTTTGAACCTCCATCAGCACCAGCAGAGGATGAACCGCCACCAGTTGAAAGCACACCGTCTAAACCGTTAGTGGTATCTGCATCTGCAGAACCTCCACCCGCCACAAAAAGAGGAACATTTCCTGATTTGCGAACAACCCAAGAACCTCCACCTGAACCACCATAAGTGGAGCCAGAACGAGCAGCAGTTCCGCGTTGTCCAACTACAATCGTGATAACTTCACCCTTTTGTAGGAATACGCGTCCTTGAACAATTGCACCGCGACCAGCAGAACCAGAACCAGAGCCGTTAAGTCCTGAAGCACCGCGAACGTTAAATGTATATGTACCAGATGTTGGAACAGTCCAATCTTGGTAACCTTGGAAATTACCTGCTTGTAGGTAATCTGTTCTCCATGCAGCACCACTGTAACTAGAGTGTGCTTTGATAGTGCTAATAGAAGGGCCTACGTTTCCAGTAGTTCCAGCCGTTGTGAAAGTAAATGATGAGAATGAGTAAAGAGCATTTGCGGTACCAAAACCTGTGTTAGAAGTTTTAATAAAGTAAACGTTATTTTTTGTAAGTCCGCCAATTGCTGTTCCGTCTGTTACATAACGAACTGCCTGATTATCTGAAAGAGTTGCCTCAATAGAAAGTTTATTTTGGTAAACGTAAGGAGCGTTAAAAAATGCAGTACCAGCACTTGGGGTTGTTAATGTTACGTCAGTACCACCTGCTGTATTACTAAAGAAAACTTGAGCAGTTCCAACACGCTTAATGTAGTAAAGGTTTCCATCTGTAAGTCCGTTGATTGTTCCTAGACCAGTATTATAAATAAAGGCAGAACCATCTCTTAACGCTGCAGGGATAGTTGGTTGACCACTTGTGTCTGTTGGGTAATAGAGGTAGTAGTCAGCAGTATTTATATTTGTGGGTGTGAAGGAGTGTGTTCCTGTTAAACCCGACGCAGTAATATTAATTGGCATTATCTACTCACTCCCTTAAGTGGTTGTTGTCTGGTCTGTAGTGTTTGTATTTGGATAAGCACGGTTTGGACCCCAGATAATTCGAACCGCTCCTCCGCCACCGTTTCCGCCACCGTAGTAAGCAGAGCCAGAACCGCCAGCACCGCCACCATAAATACCGCCGTTAATATCTCCACGACCGTAGTAGTGGTAAGGCTCACCGAAACCACCTTGTGTTCCACCAGAGCCACCGAAACCACCATGACCATAGTAAGAAGCCTGACCGTCATTAAACTGACCGTTAATACCTACACCGCCACCAGCAGGTGTTCCCCAATATGAGGAGTGCATAGCACCAGCACCGCCACCGCCACCATAGCCTTGACCACCGTTGTAATCGCCACCATGACCTTGGTAACCACCAGCACCGCCACCAGCATAAGGCCAGTTCCAGTTAGTGTATCCACCACGACCGCCACCACCAGATGAACCACCAGTGAATGTGTATCCACCAGAAGCACCACCAGCAGAGTTAGGTCCACCTTGTCCTGAACCATAACCAATGATGTGGTTAACTCCGCTTGAGTTACGGCGTAATACTGAGTTGTTTCCTGGGCGAGAACCTTCGTAAGACCAAGTGCTTCCGCCACCGCCAACTTCAACAGTAAAGGTTTCTCCTGGAGTTACAGGAAGACCTGCAATCCAAGCGGTTCCTCCACCGCCACCAGCACCGTATGACCAAATATAAGAACCGCCACCGCCACCACCAACAGCCATTGCTGAAATTGTTGATACACGAGCAGGGACTGTAAATGTGTATGTTCCAGGTGATGTAAAGGCTGACTGTCCTTGTGGAGGTGGAGCAGTAAAGTTAATGTTAACTGTCTGGAATGCTTGACCTCCAGAAGCATCAGTTCCAGTAATTGTATGAGCAGCAGCATAAGCACCTGTAGGTGTTCCGCTAATTAAACCTGTAGATGTGCTCATTGATAAACCTGAAGGCAACGCTGGAGAAATAGAGTATGAAACCGCTCCTGTAAAGCCTTGAGCAGTTAATGTCTGTTGAGAACCAGCGACAATGTTATTAGTTACCGCTTCACCATTAATTGCTGCAGTAAGAGGCAAAATAGAAGCCAGTAAATGGTTTAACTTGAAGTTGTGGTCATCATACTTATTAGTAACAAAGTAGAAGTCTTTTGCTTCAGAACCAGGGGTAGTAAAACGTCCGTTTGCTGGGTAAGTGTACTTAACCATCTGCTTATCAGTAAAGCCGTTGTTTCTTACGTGAACAATATCAAGGTCTGCGGAAACTCCAATTTGCCTAAATTTTTGAGTTCCAGTTCCTCCTGACATAGAGGTAATTGGGCTTCCTGCTGCTCCTGGAAGGTTCTTTAGCGTAAAGAAGTATTGTCCAGGAGTATTGTTAAAGAAGAATGTGTCAATAAAGTAAGTTGCATTTGCTGTCAAACCTGTAGCAGCATTTCCTGTTGTGGTGTACTGCACCATAGTGCCGTTGTACCAATCAAGGTCTGAGATTCCTGAATCAGACAACATACTTACCAAAGAACCGCTAAAGGATGAAATCGTTCCAGAACCACCAGCAGTATTTGCACCATCAAATGTTTTTGCTGTTCCAAGTTGGACTGTTACAGGTGCTTCTAATCCTTGATTATTTCCAGCAAATGTTTTTGCAAGGTTTGCTAGTTGGAAGGTTCCTGTCATTGAACCTACGATGTCGATAGTAGTTCCGTTTGGAACTTCGCTTACAGAGAATGTAGCGGTAGAAGCACTCAAAGTTCCTGTTGACTTTACGAAAACAATTCCACGAGGGTTGTTAAAGAAGAATCCTGAACCAGCAACTACGTTGTAGTAAAGAGGGGTTCCAACAACAGCGTTTACAAATGTTTCACCAGTTTGGTGTGACACTGTGATTGTGTCTGCAGATGTGTCAACAGAAAGAATGCTACTTGTAATATTTCCTGTACTTGCTTTATTATCAAAATCAACAGGTAGATAATTGAGGGTATTTGAACCATCAAATGTTTGTGCAGTAGATGAGTTAGAAGCATCAAAGGACTTACCAGTTGTATTTGAAGAGTCAAACTCTTGAGAGATAGAAGAGTTTAGGTTTAGGAAATAAAATGGGGTATTTAAACCAAAACCGTGTGGGCTATCTGTTTTAACTGTAAGTGTTGAAATAGTTCCCGCATCTGTCTTAATACCTTCAGAGTCAGAAATTCTAATTTGTGAACCTTGGAAAAACTCACCTGTAATAACAGATGTATACAAGTCTTCAATAGAAGCAGTTTGTGCCTGATTTTGCTTACATAGGTATGTAAAAGAAGTTGGAGTTGGAACTGAGTTGATAATGAAAGAACCGTTTGCTGTAAGAGACTTAGTTCCAGCAACGTTAATTGGAATACCAACAGCAAGTCCGTGAGCAAGAGAAGTAATAACTTTAATTTCTCGAGATTGCTCAGTAGACAAGATTGATGAAATATTTGGAATTGTTGTGTCACCGCTCTTTGAAAAGAACGATGGTGTGTTATTAATAAGTTCAACAGTTTCCCACTTAGTAGGCTGCAAACCGTATTCAAAGTCAGTATCAATCAGTGTTTCAGGCTGTGAAATACGGAGTTTAGTTACTGGGTCAATAAACGCCGATGGGAAAGTAATTTCTCCGCCTACGCCAGAAGAACTAGTACTTCCACCACTACTACCACCAAGAAAACCAGGCATTAGTTACGACCATCCTTCTCTTTAATCATCGTGCATACTTTACTAAGTAAATTTGAATTTAACTGTATAAACATCATGCTCCAAGCCACCACATTGTCGAGAGTGCTAAAGAACCAGCCTGTCCTTGTGGACCTGTTGGACCAATATTTCCAGAAGCAACCTCTGTCCAAGCATTGTTAAAGAATACGTAAGTTTTTGCAGTTTGAGTGTTAAACCAAGCATCACCTGGCTCTGAATTCTCAACTGCAGGTGCTGATGCTGAAGCAGTAAACTGACCAACAGGACCTGTTGGACCTGTAGGTCCAGTTGGACCAGTAGGGCCAGGAACTGTTGATGCTGCACCAGTAGGTCCAGTTACACCCTGTGGACCTGTAGGTCCAGTTGGTCCTCGCTTATCGTAGATTGCAATTACACCAACTTGAGTTGCATCTTGAACGCTTCGATAAATTAAATTTGCTGGAGCATCAAGAGGAACTGTGTAAGTAATTATATTTGGAGTACTGCCAGCGTATGCTCCTGTAGAAATGTTGTTTCCAACCATTCCAGGAATTGGGTTTGCAGTATCAGTTAGGTTAAATCGAATTGTAAAAGAGTCTGTAATAGGCACAGAACTTAAATCAAAGTAGTAAGTTTCTCCACGAACAACATCCAGTGTTGGGGTATCTCCTGGGATACCTTCAACTAAGAATTGTGTTCCCGCACCATTATTTGAAATCTTAAAAGTTGTTCCGTTACGTGCACCAGTAGGACCTTGTGCACCAGTAGGTCCTGTTGCTCCTGTAGGGCCTGTTGCTCCAGTTGGACCAGTTACAGTGCTTGCAGCACCTGTTGCTCCTGTAGGACCTGTCGCTCCTGTTGGACCAGTTGGTCCACGGAATGGACCACCATCTGTCCAAGCACTTCCTGACCAAATCCAAATATTTCCTGTTGCAGTTACAAGGTAAGCATCACCATTTGTATTTCCTGTAGAAGGAAGGTTTTCAACTGCTGCAACAGTTCCCTTAAGGTTAATAGATGTACCATCTTGACCTGTGGCTCCTGTAGGACCAGTTGCACCAGTAGCACCAGTAGGACCTGTTACTTGTGAGGCTGCACCAGTAGGTCCTGTTGCTCCTGTAGGTCCTGTCGGACCTGTTACTTGTGAGGCTGCACCAGTAGGTCCTGTTGCTCCTGTAGGTCCTGTCGCACCAATCGCACCAGTTGGACCTGTTACGTTAGAGGCTGCTCCAGTAGGTCCTGTAGCACCAGTAGGTCCAGTTGAACCAGTTGGACCTGTTACGTTAGATGCAGCACCAGTTGGACCAGTTGCTCCTGTAGCACCGTATGGACCAGTTGGTCCTTGAATATTTCCAACGTTGGTCCATGTACCAAAGTTTGGCGGGGTTGAGTTTGGAGTCCAAACATACAAATCACCATTTGCAACTAAATATGCGTCGCCAAAATTTCCTGTAGGACGAGCAGCAACTAATGTTGCTTGGTCTGCATACTCACCCTTAATTGTTACGGCAGTTCCTTGTGGACCAGTTGGACCAGTAGGACCAGTTACACCTTGTGCACCAGTAGGACCAGTTACTGTAGATGCAGCACCTGTAGGACCAGTTACACCTTGTGCACCAGTAGGACCAGTTGCACCAACTGCACCTTGTGCACCAGTAGGTCCTGTTGGACCAGTAACAGTAGATGCAGCACCTGTTGCACCAGTAGCACCTGTAGGACCTTGAATACCTTGTGCACCAGTTGGACCAGTTGGACCAATGTTACCAGCAACACCAGATGCACCAGTAGGTCCAGTAGGACCTTGAATACCTTGCGGTCCTTGAATACCTTGCGGACCACTAGGTCCAGTTGCTCCTTGCAAACCAGTAGCACCCGTTGCTCCAGTAGCACCAGTAGCACCAGTTGCTCCTGCTGCACCAGTAGGACCTGTTACAAGAGAGTCAGCACCAGTAGGACCTGTTGGTCCTTGTGGTCCAGTAAATCCAGTTAAACCTTGTGGTCCAACTGCACCAGTAGGACCTGTTGGTCCTGTTGCACCAGTCGAACCAGTTAAACCAGTTGGTCCTGTTGCACCAGTTGCAGAAGCAGAACCTGCTGGTCCTTGTGGACCAGTAGGACCTGTTGGTCCTTGATAACCACGAGGTCCTCTAGTTGTAGGAACTCCAGGTAAAAGTGCAGGGTCAATCTCTGGATAGAGAGGGCTATTTGGGTCAATAGGCATTACGTTGTCACCTCACGCACTGTAAATAGTTTGCCAGCCTTATACGTGGTTCTTTGTCCATCGTTATAAACAAATTCGATGTCCCAGTACATACGCTGTGCAAGTCTCCTGGTCTGTTCTTTGGTCAAACTGATAGTAATTGTATGGCTTGTATTATCGGTTGGAGAGGTAGTTACTGTCACAGTAAACGGCATGTGACTTTGTAAAACCCCTGCTTTCCAACGAATATTTGCTACTACGCCTTTTTCTGTGAGGTTTCCGACGTACGGAATAGAGTACGTAAACGCCACATCTTGATAGGCAGTAAGTTCCACAGAGTCATAAGGTCGCTCTGAGGGCTGGTCGCCGTAGGTAGGTCGTGCAAGTTCGATTCTTTCTGGGTAGGAATAATCATCCACCTCCTGTGGTCGATATACTGGAACGTAATGATTTGTTGTTTTAGAAATTCTGCGGAATGTAAATACTTCAATTCTGTAAAGACCGATGCCTAATAAAATGCACAATTCACGGTACTGGTCTTTTCTTGCTTGAATCATGTCCATTAACTGACGGTAACGCTCAGAACGTGGAATGGTCACACCGTCTGGAGCAAATACGTTAATATCAAAAGAAGCATCTGTTGCTAGAGTATAAAGTGCTAGTGTGCTTGCTAAAAGAGCAACAGGGTATACCTCTACTGCTGGGAGAGTTTCGATTGTTTGTACTCTTCCCAAAGAGTCTGTTCTATTATTTGAATGCTGTAAAAGAGCATTTTCTACAAAACGATTTATTTCTGCTGGAGTAAAGTATCTGAAGTAGTTTCCTGCAACTGTAATTTCAGTTCCGTCTGGTGGTATTACATCAGTAACGAGAACGCCCGTTGCTTCTTCTACAGATACGTCATTAGAGACATTAAAGTCATCAAATCTTACGTAAAGGCTCGCTGCATCTACAGGAGAGTAATGAAGACCAAATCTGTTTGTTGTTCCATCTGCAATAAACTGCATAACAAAAGATTTAGAGGAATCTCCTATTTCGGACCTAACCATGTCGGCTAAGTTAGACGTTGTTGCCACGTATCCTCCGTGCTTAACTTTAGATGCTAATGATTCCTTATTAAGCAAATTTAATCAGCATTAAAAAGGTTACTCCTCTAGGAGGAGGGCAGAAACTAGAGGAGTAACCAGAGTATTGACGACGACTAAACAGTGTTTAGTTTGGTCGCCAAATATAACCTAGACCTTCAAGATAGTTAGCCAGTTCTGAAGGAACTGAGTATTTAACGCCTGCTTTAAAGTTGTAAGTGTTTCCTACACCCCAAGTCATCTCTTCGATGTCTGTGATGGTACGGATAACAACTTTGTCATTTGCAAGTGTTACGCCAACTTCTACGATTTCGTCTAGAACAATTGGTTTTTCTGGACTCTTTGGGTCAAAGACCGCAGTCTCCAGAAGTTCAGCCTCAATCTTGTTTGCGACAGAAATTTCTTCCTTACGCTTACGAAGTGCTTCTGCATTATCTCTTGTTGCTTTTTCCTGTGCACGCCCTGTTGCGTCCAAAGGACTAGTTGCTTTGTTTGCCACGATGTTTATTCTCCTAAATTGGTTGTGTTAATTTTTGTGGCGGAAGAGTCCCAAAGAAGGAGTATGGGACTCTTCCGACCAATGCTTATTTAATTAAGCAGTGAAGACCTTGCAAATTGCTTGGTCTGTGATAACGCCAAGACCCCAAATTGCATACCAAGCAAGGGCGTGCTCACGACCGAAGTCAAGAACGCCACCATCGCGAAGTTCAACTGGAAGGGAAATTGCGTGACCAAATGCGTTGTCACCAATCATGATTGATTCGTAGACAGTTGTTGCTGCAGTTCCGCCAGAACCACCAGCAGGGTTTGGTGAAGTTGAACCTGTTGGGTTTCCACCTGAACCTGGGTTGGTGTTTGCCTTTACTGGAACTTCAGTCTGGTCAGCAGGTGCACCAACATTTGCAGTCTCGTTAATAACTGCTCCTGATGCGTATGACTTAACCTGAGTTGTTTCGATGAATACTACGTCGTATAGACGACCGATTTCACCGAGCATGAAGTTTCCTGGGGCAGCGTACTTGGTAACTTCGATGAACTCTGGGTTCGAACGAATATCACGTGACTGCTTTGGATTGATGAACATTACGTATGTCTCACCGAGGCGAGGAATGTTCTTTGAAGCAAGGGTAAGTGCAGCATCCTTTACAGCACCAGTAGTCAACTTGTGGTTTGCTGTAATTGTTGCGATAGATGTTGCCTTTGAGCCTTCATCGTAGAATGACTGTGACCCTGCTGATACGCCTGTACGGTCGTAACCGAATACTGCAGAAGTAGCAGCACCTAGTGTGTTACGTGCCTGTACATCTAGGTACTGTGCCATGTGGCGACCTAGAAGGCGTGAAGATGATGCCATAACGTCATCGAATGATGCGTTAAGTAGTAGTTCAGAAACTGCTACTGCGTAGCCGTGTTCTGCAACTGTGATTGCAATTTGTTCTGCTGTAAGAGCGTTTGTTGTTAGACGTACACCTTCTGTAAGTGGTGCTGGGTCTACAGCAAAGTTCTTGTAACGAAGGAAGTTCACACGAAGACCAGGTGCTACACCTAGTTCAGTCTTCTTAACTGCAAACTGCTCGAAACGCAGAATTGGCATTGCTTGGAATAGAATTTCTTTAGACCAGATGGTCTGAATTGCTGTTGAAAGGCTGGAGTTCGAACCGCTATATGCGGTAGGAGCACCTGCTAGTTCACTAGTGCCTGTAATCGCTGATGCCATTTTGGTATCAGTCCTTTCCTGTTAGATGGATAATTTAGTTTGTTTGGGCTTACCCGAACAGTCCCTTACCACGATTACCTGCTGCTTCGCCAAGTAGTTTGGCTCGTTGCTTCGCGTAATCCGCCAATGACATTTCCCGAATACTTTCGGGAGAATACGAACGTTGTTCCGAATCATTATCGAGAGGTCCTGATGCAGGAGACGTAATGCGTGTCCCTGCCATTTCCCTGCGAGTAGACTGTAAAGCCTGCTGTGCAGAGTCGAGAATACGAGCAGATTTTTCTTTCAATGACGCGATGCTCTGCTCGATTTCATCACGGTTGTTACCTTCAATCAAATCAATGAGTTCTGGAATAACGTTTTCACGTTCCTGCTCAATTCTTTGTTGACGGTACTGCATTATTTCTTGAAAATGTTTTTCTTGTTCAAGTAGAGCAAAAGCACGTTCTCTTTCGATACGCTCTGCCTCTAACTGAGACTGAAATTCCTTTTCCTTTTTTTCTAGAAGTTGACGAACATCCATGTCTTCTTCAAGTTTCTTTTCCTCAAGTTCAGCCTGCCTTTGACGAGCAAGTTCTTCCTGCTCGGCTTTCTCATCGCGCTCCTTCTTCAGGGCAGCAAGTTCTTCTTTGAGTTTTTCCATTTGCGGATACAACTTTTCTTTTTCTTGTGCACGAGCACGAGATAAGTCTTCGGCTGAAAAGCCAAAGTCAGTTGCTTCCTTAGAAGCCTTACTTTCCACGATAGGAGTAGCAGTCTCTTGCATTGCTGACTCAATCTGTACTTCTTGTACTTCAGTGTTTTCCATAGTAGTTCAGTATCCGTTTCCTTGGTTATTGTCCGAATGCAGTTTTACCTGCGTGTCCCACGTTCTTACCTGATAATTGCACAACATTTCGTAGTGTTTGTCAGGCTAAATCAGATTTTTCATCTGAAATTTATTGGTCTCTATTTACTGCTCGTCTCTGTGGAATTTTGGTTCCATAGGCTTCGGTTAGCAGTTTGTTCCGAATATCCATTTCCATACCAGCCTCTGTCATGGCTAGTTCCTGTTGAGCAGGGTCAGCAGCAGCCTCTGGGGAAGGCACACCAGACATGTTGTCCCCCATGATTTCACCATCGGCTAATTGAGTAGGTTGCAGTGGAACTGCTCCCTCTCCCCCAGGCCCTGGCATCATGCCAGTCATATCTTGAATTTCTTTTTGAATTTGAACTTTAAGTAGGGTTAGAGAACCGTCTGAAAGTGCTTCTGCTTTAAGTTCAGCCCTAATTTCTTGCAACTTCTCTTCTGGGAACTCTTCTCCCAAAGTACGAAGAGCACCTTCTTTAGACTCAAGCCCCATACCAAGTTTGGTCTGTACCTCATTAAGGATAATTAACTTATCTAGTGGAAGAGGTTGTGGGAACTGAACATAGTTTTGATAGGTAATAGAATCATTTGGGTCCAGTTTAACCATCTGACCTTCTTTAATTGGACCATCTTCTTCTGGGTTGTAAACCATTGTTTCTGGTTCTTTAACCGCTAAGTTTAAAAGAATTAGTTCGTTAATTTTCTCAATGCCCACGCCGTACTGCGATGTTTTTTGAGTCCAACGGTTCATCAATGGTTGATACTGAATAGACAGAGCAACACCAGAAGTATTTGAAATTGGCTGAACTTGTCCGAGAGCGGTTTCTGGAACGTTCATTAACTCATGCATAGAACGCTTTAATAACTCTAGGTACTTAAGTGCGCCTTCAATTCCTGACCCACCACCTTCAAGGTTAAATACTTGAGAATCTTTTGGAAGACCTCCCCAAACTTTCTTAGGACCTTTTTCAAGGTTAGAAGCCTTTGCACCAACAATTACTGTTACAGGAGCAGCATGGTAGTTAATAATGTCTGCAACATCTGTTGAAATTTCATTGTAGGCACGATTTATACTAATAATGTCATGGCAGTCAGGTAGTCCCCACGGAGAACCAGCAACTGGAATATTTGCAATATGTACTACTGGGATTGTTCCTAGAGGGTTTGGACGAGAGTCAATTAATTCGTCATTAATGTATTCTTCAATTAGGTCATCTGTAAGAATCTCAGTATAAGTAAAGACTTGTCTAGTACCCTCTAAAGAAGTTCCCCAAAAACGATACTTTTGTTTAAATCTTAGAAGACGATTACGGTCATGTGGGTGAAACTCTGGGAATGAAAAAGAAGAGTTAAGCGGAAGAATTCGTACCTTGCCAGGATGTACACGACCAATTGCATCGGTCCAAGGTTCTTCATACGCTACTTTGACAAAACAATCTCCAGAAATTCCGCCTTGCTGTGCCATTTCTAAAAGGACGCGAGTTTTATCGTTGTCTACTTCCCAAACTCTTTGCAGACGGTCTGGAACAATTGCTTCAGTTGCTTTAGGACTACGGAAATGAATTCCTTTACCGAAGGTAAATCTAGAAAGATAATCTGTAAATGCTCTATAGTAATTTACAGCAATCTGCATTTCGCCTTGTTCACGACGATAACCCCAGTGATGTCCTAGGTACATTGCCCAGTTAAGTGAGTAACGGTTTAAACGCGGACCGTGTACTTCAAACTCTTCATCTGCAAGTTCCACTAAACCAAGTGGAGAAATTGAAATAGTTAAATCAGAGGAGGCTGCTCTATATGATGGAGGAGAAAAGTCAACAAAACTCATCGTATGACCCTACTTTGTGTCACTCTTTTTTCCGCCCTTATCCTTTTTATGTTTTACGTCTTTTACGTCTTTTTTCTTTCCGCGTTCTTTCTGTAATTTTGCAAACTGCTTTTCATTAAGTTTTTTTCTTTGCTCAATAGGACTATTTGAGTCTGTAAATCTACCACCACTTTGGACGTATCTCTCTCGAACCCAATGACTTGCTGCAGGATTTGGGTAGGTTGAGTACTTGGCTTTTGCTTGAGCAATTACCATTTCCCAAAGTTTTGGATTAGCAGGTTTTTCAGCCACAATTATTTCCTTTACAACTTTGTTCCCCCTAGGACAATCCTAGGGGGTCAAAGACAAAAAACTCTTTTAGTCGTTTACTACGGTTGGAGAAGTGCGCTGTGTACGTCCACCTGAACGTGCAACAACCTCAGTCTTCTGTTCTGCGTAGTCTGTAAAGGAACCGTGTGAGAACTCAGCAAGGAATGTTGGTGCTTCTGTCCATGCAGCAGAACCAACGTGGGCACGTGCCTGCATAGTTTCTGCAGCAGTCTTTGTGTGAACTGGAGCGTTACGATTTGGACGACCTGCAGCAGCAGCAAAGCCCTGTTGCATTCCTAGTTCAAAATCGTTTGGAACATCAGTATCAGTTGCAATACCTTCTTCAAAGCGAAGCGGACCACGACGTGTTGCGTTTCCTGCTGCCTTCATCTCATAAACATTAGTGCCCTTTTCAGGGAACTGTGGGTTTGGTGCTAGTGTCATTATGACTCCTTATAAGGTTAGTAAATCGGAATGGCCTATTCCACAGACGATTTTCTCTGATTTTTCCCCATAAGTAATGGTTAACTCCTTTTTAATTTTTATTAAAAAATGGGCTACTTGTCAGAACTACCTCTGGCATGACTAAATCCTTAGTTAGGGAGCAGGCAATTGCGAGGCTATCTACGTAATCGTCATGGGCATACGACTCATCAGGGGCTGCAACAAGAAAGTTAGGTCCTTTGTACTGGACTTCAGCGTCTACCATTTGTTGATAGAACCGTTTCCAAGTACGTAACCTTCGTGTTTTTGCATGGGCTGGAAATCCCAACATTTTTCTTTGAATCAAGGCTTGAAGGTGTTTCCATCGTTGTGATTGTTCTGTGGCACTAGAAGTTATAGACGCTACTTCTGCTCTTGGTAAAAGAAGGCGAAGACGTTGTGCTACAGCATCTCCAACACCATTAGCATCAACTCCTACAGCCAAAACGTCGTAGTTGCTTAAAAAGTTAACAATTTGAAAGTATTGCTCTTCCCAGTCATCTCCTTGAAGTTCTAACCAATTTAAAACTCTGTGTTCAAAATAACCAAACTCGTCAGGTCTATCCCAATCAACCCAAACAACAGTCACCACAGTTGAGTCCATTTTACGAGCAGGGTCAATTCCTACAACAACAGGAGTCTTATGCCAAACCTTTACTAACTCTTGAGAAGTATCTCCAAGTTCATCCATAATTCCTGAAGTTACGAACATACCTCTTTCAAGAAGCCATTTACAGTTATAGGACATCTGAAACTCATCAGAATCTTCTCCGATACGCAAAGTCTCTTTTTTTATAAACTTTAAGTAATTATCGTTAAACTTTGCAACGTCTTTCCAATCCCATTGGAAATGGTTTTGTTTTGCCCCACGTGTAGTTTGTCTACGCTTATTTAACTGGATAGCACGATAGAAGTTATTTTTGCTCGTTGTAGGAGTTCCAGTCTTCACCATGGTTCCTGCATAGTAAGCAAGCATCGGGGAAATTGACTTAGAAACAACAAAGTCATCCGCTTCTTGACACTCATCAATAACAATAAGATGAAACGACTTAGACTCAATCTTTGCACGTGGGTTTGCTGTCATCATCGTAATTGTTGAACCAGATTTCTTTAGTTTTATCATTCTGGTTACTCCACCAATACGGGCAGCAGAATCATCAATTTCAGGGTCACCCAAAATTTCTAATGCTCTTTCAGAAGTAAGCCGAGTAACAGTACGTCCAAACAGTGTTTCTGCCTGTCCTTCTGTTGGTGCAAACAATCCAACCCAAAGACCGTCTTTAAATTTACCCAATAAATCTGGGTATAACTTTGCAAGACGCGGTAGAAGAATCATCAAAGTTGCAACAGTGTTTGCAACTGTTTCTGATTTTCCTGACTGACGTGCAGCAAGTGCTGTAATTTCTTCTCCGTCATTAATTAAAACAGACTCAATTACACGACGTGCCAAAGGCATTTGATAGGGGTGTAAAGGGTAACCAACAAGAACTTCTTGGAACTCTAAAATTTTATTTATTAATTTTTCAACAAACTGAATAGAGAGTTCATCAAGGTCATTTTCTTCAGGCGGTAGGGGAGCCTCTTCATCATCATCACTTGCGTAAAGTTCGGGATTAATTTCCTCAAACTTATCATCATTAAAATCAATAGCCATTTAGTTCCTAAACAGAGAAGCCCACCGAAGTGGGCAACCCCGCGTCTGAGAGAGGGAGACGTTTAATTCTATCACTAAGTTAAGACCTTCTCTTTAATTCCCGCATTATTTCCAAAAGTGCTTCTGCACCCATCTCTAACTCATCTAATAACACTGTGTCGTTAGACTTCTGCCAAGCAAAAGTATCTCTTCCAATAGCAAACAAAGAAGCCTCAACCCAACCAATTAACTCTGGAGTGGGTAACTTAGAGATACGCTTCTGTATCTTCGTCTGGGGCTGGTATCCATCCCTTTTCTTCTTTAAAATCATCGTAAGTTACGTCCCTTCTAGAAACCGCACTATTTAGTGCTTCCTCTTCAGATTTTGTTCCTTGCCATTTTCCTAAAACAAGGATACGGCTTAAGGGTAGTCTAACCATAATTGGGGTTGCAAAACGGTATGGCTCTTCAATTTCTTGGGTCCAACCATGGACTACAAACTTATTGCCCCATGTTAATGGTTGTTTAATAATTTGAATGAAGCGTTCTGTTCCGATGTTGTGCGCCTTGGGCATTTTCTACCGTTTCTTTTTATTACCTCGACTAGACTTTAAGGCAGTAGTTTTAGGTTTGTTTGCTTTAGTTTTAGGTTGTTTTGTAACTCCGTAAGTAGATGGACCACTTCGCACAAGACTTTGTTTACCTTCAAAGTATATCTGATTAGTACGAACAATTCGATACAGGGTTTCTCTAGCGTAAGTAGGTAGACTTCCCATAGCAGCGTCACCACGAGCATGGCTATCTAGGTATTGCCTGATAAAACGTCCTTTAGAAATAGTGGCTTTAAAAGCACTCCATGTAGAGGGCTTAACGTCGTAGTAGTTGTAAAACAAACCATCTCTAAAAACAACAGTCAATGTTTCACGTTTTGGGTCATATCCTGCAGCAACTGTTCTAGGACGTTGGTAATTAGTAGTTGATGTAGGGAGGATTGTTAGCGGTGCAGGAGCATCATAATTATCTAAAGGCTCATCTGCATAATTTGCGTATGAAGTAGGTGAATAAAACTCACCCGCTTCTTCTTGTTCATCACCTTCAAAAATCTCAATTGCATCATAAAAGTCAGAGCCTGGAGATACTGGGAGTGACTGAAACGGATTAATTCGACCCGTTTGTGGAGTCACCCCCAGCATCCTTGTCATGCCTTTTACTTCTTTTTCGCCAACTCCATAGAGTTCGCGGGTCGGGTCTAAAAGCGCAGATAGTTCAGTAGCAGATGTGCGAGCACGCACAGCGTTTCTTTGTCTATCGTCACTACCACCTGTGGAGGTAACCCGAGCCATTATTACTCCTTAATTAGGGTGCAACAAAGAGTACTAAGTTAACTGATGAACCAAATGCTACTGATGCTGCATCTGCTGCAACAGACTGGCTCTTAACTAAACCAGCATTTGAAGGGTCAGCAACGTAACCAACTGATGATGTAGTTACAGTTCCCTTAACAAGACCTGCATCCAATAGAGCATCAGTTGCTAATGCTTCTGTTAGTCCAACAAGGTTTGGAACAACTGCGTACGCAACTCCTGCTACGTATGCTCCATCTGTGTTTGGAGTGTACTGTGGGTATCCATTCCAAGCGGTTGACTCAATAATGTGGTCACCAAGAGAACGGTCAAGACGTGTAGTGCGGTCGTCATCTGGTTGCATAGGCATGTTACCCCATACAAAATCGATAGCGATTTCATTCTTTGAATCAAGCAATTTACCTGAATTATTTACAGCCATTTTTATTCTTCCTCACATGTGTGGTTATCAAGTTGGTCTCTGTAAAGAACCTCGTCACAGTCGCGACATCTGAAAAGACGAACGGTATCGAGTGCTTCATGTAAGGAGTCCGAATGTTCGTTACCGTATTCGACCTGGGGTTGACTTAAAACTTCAGGGGGAAAGGGTCCTAGAGGCCTACTTGAACTTGCAGGAACGGGGTGTCCCTGTACTGCAAATTTTCTTATAAGTTTCATTCTTCATCAGGCTCAACTGTTATTTTCTTTTTTGTGGCGGAGGCTGTTTTCTTTACAGAAGCCTCTTCATCTTTAATTTCAGGAATTTCTGGTTTTAAAATGTCAAGGACTTCTTTTTGAGCAGCGTCAAGAGCGTCTGAGGTAACTA